TTAATAACCATCCGATCCCACGGCGTGGGGCATGGATGGGGCAAACTCACTCAATTTCTGGTTGAGGATGAGTACCTGGTCCTGGTTATTTTCAGCCATCCAGGATCCGTACACCCGGTAAACCATTTGCGCGTCGGTGTGGCCCATTTGCTTCGCGATGAAGTTCGGGTTGGCACCGGCAGCTAACGACCAGCATGCATACGTGTGCCGGGACTGGTATGCTCTGCGATAGCGAATCCCGGCGCGTCGCATTGCCGCTTCCCACGACTGGTTAATCGACCCCACTGCGTAATGATGCCCGGCACGGCCATTACGTGATGCGATCTGCGGGTTGAACACAAACGTGCATGGATGCACATCGGTACGGCCATACTCGCGCAGTTTCACCTCAACCTGATACTGCTTACCCAGGCGTGTTAACTCGGCCTGGCTCTTCAGCACGTCGATCGCTGGCTGAATGAGGTTGATGATACGGTCCGTCCCGGCCTCTGTTTTCGGAAGGGTGAACTCCTTCGTTAACGTGTGGTTCCGGCGGATCATCATCGTACCCGCTTTCAGGTGGATATCTTCCCAGGCCAGCGACACAAGTTCTCCGTGGCGCACGCCGGTGTAGACGGCAAGAGACCACATGTTTTTCAGTTGCTGGTGGGCGCAGGCGTTAATCAACCTGACAAACTCATCGCGCGTCAGCGGGTCCGGCTCGCATCGTGACCGCTTGAGAAGGGCGATCCCGTTGAACGGGTTAACCCTTAAATAACCGCTATCAGCGGCAAACTTAAACATCCCGCCCATGGTCTTCATGTAGTTGTTGACCGTTCTGACTGAGCGGCCTTTAACCGGCGTTTTCTGCCCGACTTTCAGCGTGTGATAACCGGTCAGCAATTCCTTCCTGATAAACAGCAGATCTTCCTGCGTTACCGCAGATACCAGCCTGTCCCCACCAATCCTGGGCACCATGATGCGCACTATAGATGTATAGCGTGACATCGCATTGGTGCTGATCTCCATACGCTTCAGTTCAAGCCACTTGTTCGCCAGCTCCAGCACAGTGATTTCCTTGCTCTCCACCCCAAACCTTTTCAGGTTAGGCGAGTCCGGGAATTGCGCTGCATAGTTGAAGTTGCCGGTCTTAATCGAAAAGCACACCGACGCGCGCAGCTCGCCAGCGATCTTTCTATTTTTTGGTGTATCCGGCACGCCGAGGCTTTCACGCACCCGGCTGCCTTTATAGATGAACCATATGCGGAGCGTTCCGCCATGGTTCTCCACGCCTGTTGGGTATGCTGACTTAGCCATTATTCCCTCCTGACGTCCAAGAGCCCGCTAAGCATAAACGGATCTTCATTAGCGCGCACCTGGCTGTTTCTTTGACATGCTCTCAACCCACTGGTCGACAGCCTTGCGGTTGTACATGCATTCACTGTTTTTCTTCGGCACGCCGTCCGGGGAAACATGCAGATATTCCCGTCCGACCATCCAACATTTTTTGCGTGCCCGCTCGATAGTGCCAGGGCGAAGGCCGGTAATCTCGACGAGCTTTTCTTCTGTTACCCAGTCGTTGGGCACGATTAAGGTCATTTCGCTCATGGGTGTCTCCAGGCAATAAAAAACCGCCACTATGGGCGGTTTATTTTCAAACTCTAAATTTCACCGTAACTGTTTTTTATAGAACTCTGATATGGAAAGCATTTTTTCTAATGGTACGACATTAGAAAATTCTTTATTTTTCCCATCAATCTTTAAATCTTCGAATATGGAAGGGTGGAGGGAGCATACGAAGTACTCCTTGAAGTTAATTTTCTTCACATTGTTGATGTTTACAAAGAAATCATACTTCAGAAGGTGTTTGTAGCGTTTATCAATTCTTTTAATATCTGCAATGGAAAGATAAAGCAAAGAAATTATTCTAAGTGTCTCTCCAATGTTTTCCTCTTTTAAAGGCACTTTATAATTATGTCTTACGACAATTTCATTACATTCATCTACTTTTTTTGTGAGTGAGTCAATAATTTGCTTATCTAAAGCATCACTTCTATTTTGATAACCTACATAAGCATTTATTGCAGCGGCTATTGCTGCGCAAGAGGCTGCAATAGCTGAGAAAGTAGCGGGCTCTAACATTGATCTTCTCTATTTATGGATGAAAATATGCAGTTTACTATAACCATTACCTTATATGAATGTAAGCATGCTTACAACTACTCATAAAGATATTAATATGATGTTTTTATTCAAGTTAGGGCTGCTTATCTTGTCACTTCCAAATCCCATGGTATAGCAGGGGTAGGATATTTATCAGGATATCAAGCGATGATTACCCGATTGTACGTTGCGTTTAGGTTGGAAAACGGTAATGGTCTGTTCGTGCGTCATTTCTTCAAGAGCACTGACTTGATCGATTATTCGTTCATGTTTACACCCAGCTTCCCTGTCACGTTGCGTATAACGGCGCTTAAACGTAATGCCTGCAGGCGCCGATCAACGAAGCGGTAGGGGTATGATTTCCCTTTCGCAGTGGCTATGCATTCTGATTCATTTAAAACATCTCGGACGTAAATCTTATTTAAAGGGATTGGATTATCGCCGATTTTGTTGAGGATTAGACCATCCAGTTCTATATGTTTGCTCATTGCTCGGCTACAAACCGCCCGTTAAGGCGGCCAGTTTTGACGACGAACTCCAGGAGGCTAACTCCAAGAGCTTCAATTTTCTTGTGATGCTTGTTGATGATGGGAGGCACCGTTTCGTTCCAGTTAGGCTTTGGCTTCTTGCGCATCGCCTGCTGGATCTCTTCGGTGCAGCGGCGGCAGGCGGCGCGGATGGCGTTGTCTGTTTCTGGCGTCATGCGACCTCCCGGCGGGCGAGAAGTTTCGCCCCGAAAGCTATAAGCTCGTCCCGGTCCACAGTTGCGAAGTGGCAGTGTGTGCGCGGGTACGGTCGCCAGATGATAAGAATTGACCCTTTGTTGTTGCCGCTTACCGGCTTACCGGTGACCGGGTTGACAAATGCCAGCCGCCCGGCGGTGATAAAGCGAACTTCGCTGGCGGTCTGGATAGCCTCCTTAAACCAGCCAACCGATGTGTCTGCCGGAACCAGCATGACCGTGCCGATCTGATTGTAGCTCTCGGCGGCAGCCTTCTTAACGAACGGCGTGATGTCGCTATATGGCGGATTAAGCCAGACGTATCCTGGCACATTCAGGTAATCAGCCCATGGCGTTTCCAGCGTGTTCTGCTCGGCGGTGATGAACTTCCGGCACAGTGCGTTATGCGGCGCTGCGGCGGCATCAAGCTGGAAGCAAAACTCAGCATCAAGGGAGGCGAAAATGGCTGGTGGTGTGCGCCAGAGGTCGCGCTGATCTGCTGGCGTGTTGCTGCCTGTGTAATCAGTCATGCCGCCTCCTGCCTTTCTGGCTACCACTCATATGCGGTGTATGTTGGTCACGAATCATTGCTCGACATGACCAATTCAACTGCTGCGTGCATCCACACTGAATGGGATCATGATTACCGCATGGCATGGGATGAAACGGCTAAGTGCAACGTTGAATTCATCGCAGCAGCCAATCCCGCCATCGTGCTGGCGCTGCTGGATGAGCTGGAAGCGTTGAAGCTGGCGCTGGCATCGCTCGAAGCGGAGCCTGTTGGCGAGGTTGTCCTCGGTGAGTATGACGATTGCGGATGCCGCCCGGATGCGAAGGTGGTGTGCATAGCCGCGGATGGGCAGGCTGATTGGGAAAACCTCAAGGATGGAACTCGCTTGTACACCGCCCCGCCAGCGCCGGTATCTGTTCCTGAGCCCATTAAGCGTAATGATGCGGATGGATGGTGGGTGTACAAAGGGCGTAGAGTCGGTGGTGGCTGCGCGGAGTGGTACAACCGGGCTCTTGATGACTGCCGCGCCGCCATGCTTCAGGGTGCCGATGGCAAGCCTGAGTTAACAGTCTGGTACGGTGCAATGCCGGAAACGAACGGCAAAACTAACTGGACCGCTATGCTGCATCGCAAAGGTCACCACCCGTGGGAAGGCATCACAATCGACCGTTCCGAGTATCCTGGCCGAGTACGCTATGAAGCTGACCGCATGCGTCACCTTATCGGTGAGCTGGCGGATGAGCCGGATACACGCTATGAATAATCCGTCAGTTATTCCGGCTTTCGATTTTCGTGAAATGGTAACGACTCTCGATAACAAGATAATCACCACATCACTCAAGGTGGCTGACTACTTTGGCAAGCGACATAAAGACGTTTTGCGCGCCATACGTAACCTGAAATGCTCCGATGACTTCACCCGGCGCAATTTTGCGCCCATTGATTTCATTGATAAAAATGGAGATGTTCAGCCTATGTATAACATCACCCGCGACGGATGCATGATGCTCGTGATGGGATTCACTGGCAAAACAGCTGCCGCAGTAAAGGAGTGTTACATCAATGCCTTTAACTGGATGGCCGAGCGGCTAAACCGACGCATGGCGATGGGTGAAGAAATGCAGCACCGCTACGCCATTAAAGAAACGCGCTCAAAGCTGAAGGGAACGATTGGCAGCCGGTTGATGAACGAACGGAAGAAGGAAAAACGCGTGCTGAAGCTTGAACATGAGCACATCATGCAGGTGACGCAGCCTGAGTTACTGATTAGCTAAGCAAGCCATTACAGCGCCCACCTGCTGGTGGGCTTGATAATAGTTATAAGATTAAGCGGATGAATCAATCAGCTGATTATCTTGCGCAACTGGATTTCTCCCTGCTTGTTAAGCCTGGCATACTCGCTTATTTGTTTAATATTAGACATCATGGATGAAACATAGCAGCCAGTTCGCCATTCGAAAAAGCTCACCAACAATAAGGTTGATGCTGTAGAATGCTGATAATGTATTGAGAGGTGATTGCAAATTTTTTTCGTTACTATGGAGTTAGTTTTTGCTTAATGCAAATTACCGGGATTTATAATGCTTTATTGATATGAGATATATGGATACTTAACGGTTGCTAAAAAAGAATTTAGCACCACTAAAAATAGTAGGAATAATCTTACGTAGTTGTTGCTGTTGGCACAGTATGGATAATAACTTTGCCTAAACAAAACAATAGCAACCGATGAAAATTCACTCTATTACAATCGCCTTGCTGGCGACGATTTCTTCGCCATCCTACGCAGCGTTTCAGGAAAGAGAATACAATACCTGGTATCAAAAAGATGCTGTACTCTACGACATTACCCAGACTTCAGAGGGATTGCCTGTCATGATAAGCATCTCTCAACCGGGGAGGGAGTCAGCTAATATGCTCGTATCCTATATGTCCGATGGTGGTTGTGGAGATGAGAAGGTGCGGCTTAATGCTAACGGGAAGGATGTGCCTGCAACTTACACTTGTGTATCAGTCGGAGCAGACAAGATTGAACACTTTGCAGTGAATGATGCAAGCAAGGTCAATGAGATGGTTAACCACCTCAAGTCAGATTTCACTTTGTTGCTTCAGAACGATATCAAAGTCTGGGCTGCTAACATAAAGACGCCGAAGTATGGCTTAGCACCAAAATTTTAAATCTCAAAATTTAACCGCCTTATGGCGGTTTTTTATTGCCATCACCATGGGTAGGCTCATCGTAATGGCAATACCCCAACAAACGGATAAAGAGGCTCTCAATGTCCGACATCTACCAAATCACGTTAACCACCCAAACAGGCGAAACCTTCACGGGCAAGATGTCACGACGTCAGCCTGAGCTGGTTAACGGCTTTGTGCCGCTGGCTACCGAGACGGGCGAGTGGTTGTATTTCGCTCCGGCCGACGTGAAGCGCGTGCAGTTCACGCCAGTACCGGCAGAGCAGACCGAACAGCCAGAAGAACAAACAACGGAGTAACGAATGAGCAAACCGGACTGGGAGACCATCGAGACGGCGTGACGCGCTGGTGATGAATCTTGTAACGCGAATAAAATGACCCAATACCTACCGAAAAAGGTAGGGTTAAACAGAGCTTGTTATGCTAAGAGACTGCGTTCATTTATAGTGAGGTAAAAAATCTGTGACCTCATAAACTTAGGGTTAGTTTAATGAATACTATAACAGGCTTCATCGTTTTTTTAATTATTGCTCTGGTGTTCGGATACTTATGCCATATCACGGCGGAGAGAAAGCTCTCAAAGTCAAGAGCTGAAATCAAAGCGGCAGAGGAAAGAGGTAGACCATACTCAGAAGAAGTAGTGAGCTATATGATGGGGAAACCGGGAGTAATTGCAATCTTCTTTGCATTCATCAGCTTCCTTTCTTTGATTGCATCACTTTATAATCTGGTTTATTGGTTCTTTCCTTAAAGAATCTTTCGAAAACTAATACATTCTTCGCAGCCACCTACTGGTGGCTTTTTAAATGCTGTTAAGTAGGAGCGCCTCATGGCTAACGATGATGAGCGCAGGCCATATCCGCCAGTTAACTTCATCGACTCCCAAAACTGGCAACCATACACAAAGCTGATCCCCGCCAATGAAGTGCATGAGTGGGTAAACCGACAAATACTCAGTGATACCGGAAGCATCCACAACCCTGACCATGAGCACCTGCTTGAAGCTGACCTCTGCTTTATGTGGGCGTCTGACTCATTCGCGAAGAAAGGACGGTATGTCCTTGGGCAGGCCGAACAGGTAATGCTCCGCGCCGGTGGTTGGCAGAAAGCCAGAATGGAACAGCAGATGCATGAATGGTTCGGGCGCATCCCGAAGTTCATCATCACCCTGGCAGCCGATTACTGTTCACAATGCAGTGATCTCGAGTTCTGCGCACTGGTAGAGCATGAGCTTTACCACATCGCCCAGGCCACCGATGATTTCGGAGCGCCGAAGTTCAACAAAGAGACCGGGCAGCCAGTGCTCACACTGCGCGGCCACGACGTCGAAGAATTCACAGGTGTCGTACGTCGATACGGTGCCAGCAAAGAAGTACAGGAGCTCGTTGATGCGGCCAATTCGCCAGCAGAGGTGGCTCACATCGATATAGCCAGGTCATGCGGGACATGCATGCTAAAGCTGGCGTAACGCTTTATTCAGATTGTCATGGAGGTGGCCTGTGGCAGCATTATCGACAGAGGTTAAAGCCTTCATCGTTCAATCACTCGCCTGCTACGAGACCCCGGTAAAAGTCATTGAGCTTGTAAAGGCTGAATACGGCATCGATGTCTCACGGCAGCAGGTGTCGCAATATACGCCAGGCAACGCAATGGCGGCCAAGTTGAGCCAGAAGTGGGTTGACCTGTTCAACGCCACCCGTAAACGATTCCAGAATGAGATCGCCGACATACCGATCGCGAACAAAGCGTACCGGTTACGCGTTCTCGACCGAATGGCGACCAATGCTGAAAAGATGAAGAACTACGGCATGACCTCGCAACTTATCGAGCAGGCTGCCAAAGAAATGGGCGATGCCTACACTAATCGCCAGAAAGTCGAGCATACAAGCCCTGATGGCAGCATGACGCCGCAGCCAACAATCATCCAGCTACTGCCTGTTGAGCCAAAGCATGAGTAACGCCGTTCAACTGCCGATCCCCGCGAAGCTTGCGCCGCTGTTCACTGCCGTGAATAAGCGTTACTCGCGCGTGAAGATGAACGCCAAAGTGTTTGAGGACGGCATTATCCAGGTCGGTAGCGTCATCCAGATGCCAGACATCTACGACAGCAACCAGCAACAGGGTTACATCACCGGGCGCGCCGGTAATAACTTTGATACCAGCGAGCCGATAACGTTTACCGGTTCGATGTATGTGCTGGTTACCGACAGCCTTGGTAATCCGACGCTGCGCTATCCAGCGGCGGCGCGTGGCGACACGAAGTACGGATTCTCCGCGGCTATCCCCAACATTCAACTCAACATATGGAACGGTGACACTGTGCAGCTCCCGTCGCGCTATCTCATTGCGACAGTAGATGAACTGGACAGTCAGCTATGGACAGTCAACAGCATCAAACCGAACACAGATAACACGGTATCTCTGACTGTCGCGGAATACAGCGACGCCATCTACCAATAAGAACCGTACCCGACCAACCATACCCGGCCACCGCGCCGGGTTTTTTATGGAATCAATATGGCTACGCAACCTACCAATTTGCCTGTACCAAGCGAATCACCGCGCGACCTGAAGTTTAACGCCGGGAAAATTGACGAGTTCGTCACCTCCATGGGATGGACTTATAACGATCGTTTCGGAAACCAGCACTATACGATTGAGGGCCTACGCTGGTTGGCACAGCAGGCAATATCAGCTTTTGGCTATATAACTCTGGATAGCTTTGAAGACGGTAATAACCTTACGCTTCCTAACCAGGTTCTGCGCCTGGAAGCCACCGGGGAATATTACCGATGGGATGGTGCTCTTCCTAAATCAGTACCTGCCGGCTCCACACCACAAACTACAGGCGGTATCGGCTCTGGGGCATGGTTAAGCGTTGGTGATGCGGTACTGCGGACGCAAATATCAGACCCTGACGGCGCAAATAAATATCCTGAGTTACAGATTTCTCGCTGGCGTGACGATTTAGATGTGCGCGGATGGGGAGTATTCCCTGATGGAACTGACGTTACTGCAAAACTGTGTGCCGCTTTAGATTATGCTAATGGGGATTATTCTCAGTTGGTAGAATATGGGAAAAACAGAAAAAACCTTTACGTCCCGCCCGGCGATTATGTTGTAGACATGACCAAGCTGACTGGCATCCACGCTTCTGCTGGTCGCTTTGTGATCCGCTGTAACTTTGATTGTGTAGGCCGCATTCCTAACGGGGATTTCCTTGTTGCGCATGTTCGCTCAATTAATGTGAGTGGTTTGTCAGGAAAGAGCCTGACTATTAGAGGTTTTCAATACTGCAAGTTCACAAACATTGATTGTAGTGGCGATATAACTTTGATGGGTTCACAGTCGTATACTCTCCCGGGGCTTATTAACTGGGGCGGAGGATCTTACTGGAACAGTTTTAGCAGGGTTAGGGCCGGAACAACATCTGGTGGTGGTCGCTTCGTAATTGACATATCAGACTCATCTGTTAATCAAAACACCATAGAACAACTAGTCGCCGCTGGGGTTTTAATTACTGGCTCAGGCTCTGGGCCGTCCTTTAGTTACGAAGGTAACTCCAATATATTCAACGGGGTTGATGTTTCTGGTACGCAGGGTTACATGCTTGATAATAGCGCCACTCCGCCGCAAAGAAATACTGTAATTGGGCTTTACGGCGAAGTTAATGGCAATGGATTTGTCAGAGGCCCCTGGACCATTCTTGGGGCAAGGGCGCAATATAGCAGCTGGGTTTCCACCATAGATCATATGTCTCACCTCATCGGGACAGATGCAACCTCAGGTAACCAGGGTGGAGATACATTAAGCATTTCTGGAAATAACTTATGCCCATCTGGGGACTGGTCATTACTTGATGGAGTTCTAGGAGCCCCTGTAGATTATCAACTACAAATAGTACCATCAGAGGCGGTAGTTAAAACTGATGTGATAGAGCCTTCCGGAGTAGGGAGGGCTTTTGGAGTAGTTAATGCTAGCGCACAGTGCAAAATAGTTGTTAATCTTACCAGGGCAAATACTGATTATATTAGGGGGGCTTTTTACTGGTGGGGTGATAACCCCCTGCAAATTGCTCTTGAAGCACAAGATAACACTAATCAAGTTTACTTCCAGGTAAGCAAATATTATGGCATGAACCACGGCGGGTGGAGGCTATATAGGATATCTTCACCAACAAACGATTGGACTAAGGCTTATCGTCTAGCCATCACAGTATCAGCAGGGAAATCAGGATTAATTGGTGGCTCGATATTTAGCTGCTACCAAGCTTCCCTCCTTCCTACCTTTTGTGGGTGGGGGCATGTGAAAATTCTGTCTTCTGGGAAACCAACCATCGCAAATACTTCTGGTTTCGAAAGGGGTATCCAGGCACACAGAACCTCTGTGCCCTCATACCCAGGGGACCCTGCGGTAATGTGGGTATGGAACGGAACCACTTGGCTTACAGTGAATGCTTCTGCATAAAAAAGGGTGGCCTAGCCACCCTCTATGCTAAATAATTATTTTAACATCTGTATATCTTTCTTGACCTTTAAATAAACCGAATTCGATCCATTCGATATCACCTTTATCAATGTTTGCCCCTGTTAAAAAACCACCATCAAAGTTCATTGAGTCAGGGTAGAAATCGAAATTTTGTACCTTATCTTTCCCTTTGTATTTGACGTGTAGAAAAATCTTCAGAGCACCATCTTTTGGCAAGGTAATATTTCTGTTAGTCTCGAATGCAATACGCCCATCATTTGTAATATAAACGATCTTAACATCCGCTTGGCGTGGAATTATGTTTTTGTTTACAACTATCTTTTTTCCGCTAAATACAATCGAGTAGTCCAGTTTCGCCATATCCCTTTCAATTGAAAGCACCCCATAGTACTTTCCATAAGACCACTTGTTATGGTAAGGATCAAACTTGTCTCCACTCTTGGCAAGTTTAGAGAAATAGAAATCAGGTATCCTCAACTCCCTTTTCCCTTGCGAGATTTGCTTGTCGATTAAATACTTTCTAACCTCTGACTGATGGAAGGTTTCTTTGTAAGATTCATACATCCAAAGGTATTGAGGTATAAAATACAATATAACCAAAGCAAATAATGAGCATGTCAAATATTTTTGAGTTAAAGTGAAAAAAGAATCCTTTAATAAAAAAGATACAGCAATCAAAACAAGAATTAAAGTGCCATTTGCAGCCCTGGGAGGATAGGAAGGTGCTGCAAACATAATTAAGGATGTGGATAATGCCGCAAATAAGAATATCAATGCTAATGTTGTCGATTTCTTATTTGTCTTTTCGCTCAAGAGATTTATTAATGCGATAATTGTGAAAGCCAGAAATAAAGGCCACATGATGGAAATGACATCGGGTATCCTGGAGTATAAATGCTCAACTAGCCTTTCAATTAAAGGTTTAGAGTACCAGGCGCTAAAAGATTTGGCTCTTTCATAATTTCCTGGAGCGGCAATTAATGCGATGAATCCCGCTAAAGACAATAAGGTATAAATAAGCCCTCTATGGCGTAACGATCTAATTATATACGCATTATATAAATAATAAATGCCAGAGAGAATAACAACTACCGCGCCAGTATTTTCGTTTGAGCACCCAGCCATCACTGCGAGAATGGAGGTTAAATAGATGTTATATCTTTTTATTACGCACAATAAGTATGCGCAAATGAACATGTTTGTCCAAAGATAATTCGCTGAACCAACAATCCAGAAAGTGGTTTGCCCTAAATTTGTATTGCTAACCCAGTAAAGCATAAAAATAATTAATATTTTTATGCAATCGAATTTATTTATCTCTCCTGCTGAAGAACCAATAAGAAATATTAAATAAACACTTGAAGTCAATGCTAGTGAATTTGCTATTGCTCTATAAAATTCAGGAATGGAAAGCATCGCTGTGCTGACATAATCAGCCACTATTCTGCCACTCCAGCTCTCATAGTGCTTTAAGTGCTCAGAAATACTTAATCCCTTTAACGCGTAAAGATAATCATCTGAATGCATGGGTGTATGCATGCAAATGCTAAGAGTAATAAAAAATATTACTAACAAAGATAATGCATGTAAAAAATAACTATTTATTCTAGGCATTACTTATTATCCTTCAAAATATAACGAGGGCGCTGCTTCACCTCGACATAAATTCTTCCGATGTATTCACCCAGGACGCCGATGCCGATCAACTGGATGCCTCCAAGAAACAAGATAGAAACCAGTAAAGATGGATACCCACGCACGGCGTTACCGAATGCAATCGTGTCAAATATCATCCATGCACCATAAAGAAAGGCTGCACCGGCAACGAACAAGCCGATGTAAGTCCACATGCGCAACGGGAAAGTAGAGAAGCTTGTGATCCCCTCAAGTGCCAGGTTCCATAGCTTCCAGCCGTTAAATTTAGTGCTTCCTGCGACGCGTTCTGCGCGTGCATATTCAACGACATCGGTGCGGCCACCAACCCAACTCAGAACGCCCTTCATGAACAGGTTTCGCTCTGGCATGAGTTTAATGTTTTCCACTACTTCGCGAGACATGAGCCGGAAGTCGCCGACGTTCTCTTCTATCTGCGGGTTGCTGATTTTGTTGTGAAGCTTATAAAACCACTCAGCAGATTTACGCTTAAGCCGGCTGTCAGTGGAGCGGTCAGAGCGCTTGGCAAGAACCATATCTGCCCCGGCCTGCCACTTCTCGATCAGGTGAGGAATGACTTCGATAGGATCCTGCAAGTCTACGTCAATCGGGATAATCGCTTCACCTGTCGCATGGTCAAGACCGGCGAACAAAGCTGGTTCTTTCCCAAAGTTACGAGTGAATGACAGTGGAACAACAAGTGGATCGGCAACAGCAAGCGCGTTGATAATTGATTCTGTCGCGTCTTTACTGCCGTCATTGATGAAGACTATCTCTACTTCATGTTGCTGAAGCCCTTCAAATTCCCGAACCGTTTTATAAAAAATAGGTATCGCGTCTTCTTCGTTGAAGACGGGAACGACCAGAGAAATTTTCAT